AGAGGTTTTCCTGAAAGAGCAGGATTTCCACCCGCACCTCTCCGTTTTCGGTCTTGTAAAAGAGGATTTCTCTGGTTTCATACGGGGTCAGCCCCTGTTCCTCGCTCATTCCTCGTCACCTCCATCCGTCCGGTTCTTTCCCCGGCTCTTGTAGACATTATACTGGTTCTTGCACCGTGGACTGCAAAAGGCAGCGTTGGACCGGCTGCCCAGAGGTTCGCCGTCCTTCAACTTTTGGATATTCCCCAGTCCGGCAGCGATGCCACGGTTCCCGTTGGAGTTGTAGCCGTAGAAGGTAACACTGATCCGGCCATAGCAGCCGGAATACACCTCGCTCTGGTCCAGAATGGGCTGTACCTTCTTGTCCACGATCTGCGGGGCCTGACGGCTGTTGGCGTTGAAGAAATAGCAGCCAGCGTATGCCTCGTCATCGGGGCGGTCGATATCGCCATCCCGGAGCGGGAGCTTGAGGTTTGCGGGGATCTTCCCGCCCCACTTGCCGATGGAGTCCTTCTTGGCCTGCTCGATAGCTGCCCTGATGGCCTCGATGGAGGCGGTGTCCGACTTCGGGATAATGGCAGAAACGCTGTACTTTGGGTCGCTGCCGTTCACGGAGGTAGGCTCCCAGCCGTTGAAATAGCTGAACCGGCAGGGAACGATGACCTTGGTGGGATTAACATTCTTACTCATAATTTTCATTCCTCCTGAAATTCCGCTGATGCGGTGGTTTTGGTGATTGCTGGGCGTTTATCAGATATGGGGACAAGAGTGAGCTTACCTTGGGGCTTATAGACCAGATGGCCAAGGACCTCCTTGAAAGTGGCCTTCCCCATCAACCGCTCCATGTCGCCGATCCCGATGAGCGACTTCTTGTAAATGTCTTTGTAGCCAGCAGCCTCAGCGGCAGCGGCGACTTCCTCATCGGATGTGTACTTCCGGTTGCTTTTTCCCTCTACGACCTTGAAACCGGGCCATTGCTTTCCGTGGACGATGGCCTCATCTTGGGCATAGCTGTATATCTCAGAGGCCCACTTTGCCAAATCGTCTGCCTTTCGGAGGACCTCTGCGATCTCCTCATCCTCCAACAGAGAGGGCTGACGAAACTCCATCTGAGCAAGGGATAAAAACTCCTCGGCGCGGGCGCGACACTTGAATCTCGCCTTGCAGAATCGGCACCACGAGCCAGCGGCGTATTCGCCTGCGCCGATGAGTGCCATAGCGCCGTTTGGACGAAGTACCTCATTGCCCCACTTCTTCAGAGCATCCGGGGTGGTGTCCCAAGTGGAGTAGTTGTAAATACGGGGCTGATAGATGGAGAGGCGGACGATGTGTGGGTCATAGAGCATCTCCGCCTTTTGGAGCATCCCCAAGCCATATATCATGAGCTGGGAGTTCTCAGTGGCATCTACGGCCACACCTTTCCCCAACTTCAGGTCAATAATGTGGACCATTTCATCAGTGATGATGACCATGTCAGCGGTTCCGTAGCACCCCTCCACATACTCCGAGGCATCTACACGCTGCTCCACTGAGAATACCGGGTCCTTGCAGGTCCGCCGCGCCTCTTCAATCTGGCCAATCACGAACTCCACATAGTCATTCACAGCATCCACCAGCTCATCGGTGTAGTAGTCCGACACAGGGCGCTTTGTCTGCTGTTTCAGGTATCGCTTAATCAAGTGCTCCGCCAGTGCATGTCCCGCAGTTCCTTCTGCAGCATAAGCACTGGTTTCATCATCAAATGACTCCTCCAGCACCAATGACGGTGGGCAATGCAATCGTCGGAATGCCGATGACGGTGAATATCGCGCATGTCCCATCACAGTGCCTCCACTTCACGGAGCAATGCCGCATAGTCTTTCGGGTTCACCCCCGATAGCTTACCGGCGTCGTACTTCATAAGCAGGGCCTTCACCTGTGCGGTCTTCCCCTCATCACTCTTGGCAGACATAGCGGCTCTCACCACTTCAATCGTGACGGCCTTCTCCATCTTCTCCGGGGGACACACCTTCTCACTATCGGTGCCGCTATCCGCCAATGCGCGGTATCCTGCTGCCAACTTCTCGTACCCTTCAGCAATGGTGCGATAAATTTCATTCATCCCACTCACCGTGCCTTTCCGAAGTTCAGCCCTTCCACCTTAGCGCGGAAGTCATCATCCACACGATCATCCAGCAGAAGGGTGTCGGCGGGAATGCGGTTCATGTCGTGGTCGTACATCTCGACCGGGATCTGCAGTCGCTTGGCCGCCTCCAGCTCATAGGCCATTCCGCTGGTGATGGGCGGCGCAATGAGCCAAAGCATGTCGCAGGACTCCATGAGCGTCACACCGATCTTGATGGCCCGGATGCGCTCATACGGGTCAGAATCCATCATGAACTGCGGGAAATAGAGGTGCGGGGCCACTGGAAGGTAGCGGCACACCATAAGGAAGTGCGCCACCCGCCGCGCCAGCTTGGTGTTCTCTTCGACATTCCCCTTGAAGGGGGAGCACACAAATACTTTTTTCATACCTTTATCCTTTCTAACTCATACGGGAGGTGCCCGTGGATTTACCGGCCACGAGTGGTCGGCATGGCGAAAGCGGCAAGGATGCCTTTCATCGTTTCCTGCTGGTCCGGCTGCAGTCCGGGCATCAGTTCCCGAAGGAGAGCCTCTTGCTCCGGTCGGAGGTACCGGCGGCCTACATAGTATCCGTCCGCGACACGGACACCGCCGCCATTCCCTCGAACCGTTTCCAAGGGGTAAGAGCAACTAAGCACATCGATATCACGCTTGATCGTGCTCCGACTGACATGGAACTCAGCCATTAAATTTGCAATGGTATCGAACCTGCGGTCCGACAGCCGCTCCAGAATTTCTTGGCGGCGATCAAGTGCGCTTTGCATGTTGCTCTCACCTCCTCTCGCTTTCGATGGGTTAAGAATAAAGGTCAAAGGGTTCACCTAATGAACCATTCAAAAAAGTTTTGCGAAAAAGTTTTAGGGGTCCTGCTTTCCCTTCCTTCTCTTCTCTTACCCCTCCCTTACATCTGTCTCTTTGCCACAAAGGGGGTACCCTGTGGTGCAACTCATGGAGGAGAAAAAGAAAAGCCGGGGCAAGTTGAGTATGGAAGAATACTCAACATTGCTCCGGCCTTAGTGGTGGCATAAGCCCCGGTGGTCAGTCAGCGATGGTTGTTAATTCGGTTTCGCCCCAGGCGTCGCTGGGGCTGGGTCTTTATGGTTCTGAGGGTATCCAAATCCCCTAAGTAGAAGTTCTTACAACGAGGGCACTGGACGGAAATCGTGAGCTTGCCAATTCCGTCTGCCAGCACCTCGCCCTTGCCGCACCAAGGGCAGGTCAAGTGATGTTTGAATGGAGCGTTCATTTCTACCTCCTGCGTGTTAATGTGTTAGCTAAACTGTTAACATCAAGTGAAAAAAGAAAAGCGGGTGCGGAGACCCGCTTTGCGCCGATGGGATTACCCCCTGTGTCGCAACCGATGAATCGGGATGGATACGACACAGGGGTGCAAAGAGAGGGGGAGTTATTGTCCCAAAACCAGAAGGGGGTTGTCCGCCTCGCGCAAAGTGTCTGCATCGATTAGGACATCGATGAAGTCAAGCCCTGCGAGGCAAGTGGAGAAGTCGGAAGGGATTAGCTCCAGCTCCTTCAGCCGGTAAAGAGCCGATTCAGTAGACATATTAAATGTCTGGGAAACGGCTTTTATATCCGTGTAGGCAAGGGCAGTTTTGTTGTTCCGCAGGTAGTTGTTCTTGCTGTGGTTTTCTGCAACAACCGTCCGGACCGCCTGCTGCGGCATCATAAAGCAGGAGGACATGACATTCGCTTGCCACTCCATCCATTCCCTATCCCCCCAGACAACACTTTTCCGCTGACCACCCAGCTTGGCCATATCGGTCCGGCATTGGATCATGGGTGCGCTCGAGTTATCCAGCAGGGAAAGCTGGTAAGGGTCGTAGGCGAAGTATTCCTCGTGGAGTACGCCGTGCCCTGCGGCCTCATGTCCCATGGTAAACCGATAGCGGTGCTCCTTGTTGTCTGCAAGGAGTGTATTATCGATTATGATGGTACGAGCGCGGGCACTTATGTACTCTGCCTCATTCTTGTTCGGGTTATAGACAGGGACCTCATTCGTGTCGTTAAAGACCGTCATACCCAAGTAGACACCGCAGTGTGACAGGTACTGGAAATCCTGCTCCATACCGAGGTAATTCTGGGCAAAGTCATCTACATCTATGGCTTGTGGGTGTTTCAGCGCATCGGGGTTGTAATCCTCCATGATGCGCTCGGCAAGAGCGTCCATATCCTTCTTGCTCAGTACAGGGACGCCGGACCGCTTTCGGGGAAAATGAAGGTCTACCATACCGGGTTTATTACTCCTTCCGCTCTTTCTCTTTGAGTCGTCTGACGAACTCCATCCACTCCTTTTCCCCGGCGTCAAGGTCGCGAGCGGTTCTCAGCGCGGCGCTCACATAGCCGTGCTGCATAATATAATCAGGGAGATCGGGGGCAACGGAGTTCCGCTTTTTACCAGCCAAGTCCAGCATCGTGGCCTTTTCCTCCGGGGTCAGGCCGAGGATATTGGACAGCAGCTCCAGCTTGTCCAATTCGAATGGATTGCGTCTGTCGCGCTCCACATCACTGAGGAACGGGGCAGAACAGCCGAGCATGTCCGCCATTTTCCGCAAGGTGATACCTTTTTCAATCCTTTTCTTGGCTATGTATTCTCCGAAATTAGCATTAGCGTTCATTTAAATTCACCTTTTCATGTATTTGTCCGACTCTAATCACTTTTCCCAATTTTTAAATATATATGTATGGGTACCTCCATTTTCCGGACAAGTTATGGCGGTGTTTACAAGTGCGCTTGTTAGCTAACTTGTGAATATCATTATAGCCGCGACTACTTGAGGTGTCAACCCCCTTTTGCGAAAAAGTTTTAGGCGGATTTTAACTGTACATCAACCCCGGCATGATAACCTCTTCGCGGCCATCACAGGGCATCTTCAGGTCCCCCATGAGAGCCGCAGAGTAGACGGCCTTTTTCCCAAAGCGTCTGCGGAGGTCCTCAATCACGGTTTCCAATCGGTCTCTGCGTTCGAGGGATACGGGGTCAAAAAACATGTTGATCTGCTCCGGCTGGCCATAGGGCCGCAGATTGATGGCCCGTACTGTGATAGCTCGAATGGGAGTTGTCCAGTTGTAGTTTGCATGAAGAAGTGCTCTGGCGGTCTCTGCTATTTCCTTGGGGCTGCGGGTGGAGTGGTCCATCTTGCACTGATACTGGCGGGAAGAGAGCTCATTGTTACGGATCGAAATTTGTACCCCTGTCGCCACCAGCTGATGGATGCGGAGCCGGTGCCCAATATCTTGGGAGAGTTCCAGCATGACCTTCCACGCCTCTTCTTCATTTTCTAAGTCGGCATTGCAGGTAATTCCGTGCCCAATGGACTTCACTGGAGAAACAAAATCTTGGTGCATCACCCGAGAGGTATCGGTTCCTTTTGCGTAGGAGAGAATGGCGAGTCCGTTTACCCCAAGGAGCCGTTGCAGAAAGTCAGGAGAACAAGCGGCCAAGTCTCCAATTGTACGCACACCGTATCTGGCCAGCTTGGCCTCGGTGGCCCTGCCGACATACAGCAGCTCGCCAACCGGGAGTGGCCAGACCTGCTCTCTATAACTATCCTTGGTGATCTGGGTAATGGCATCCGGCTTTTTCATATCGCTCCCCAGCTTGGCGAAGATCTTATTGAAGGACACACCAATGCTGACAGTCAGCCCAAGCTCCTCCTTAACAGTTTGGCGTATCTTCTCGGCAACCCACATCCCATCGCCGCAGCGGGGCAACCCAGTGATGTCCAGCCAGCACTCATCCATCCCAAACGGCTCAACCAAATTGGTGAAACGGGAGTAGATAGCGCGGGTCAAGGCAGAGTATTTCAGGTAGTGGTCATATTGCGGCGGGACTACAATAAGGCCCGGACACCGCTGGCGGGCCTCCCAATTGACCATGCCTGTTTTAACCCCGGCTTTCTTGGCAAGCTCCGATTTAGCCAACACGATCCCGTGGCGGTCCTCGGTGCTCCCGCAGACTGCTACGGCCTTTCCACGCAGTTTGGGGTTCAACATCATCTCTACTGAGGCGTAAAAGCAGTTGAGGTCGCTGTGAAGGATAACTCGTTCCCCCATTTTTCATCATTCACCTCCAGAAAATTGTGGAATTCTGTTGACATGATGAAGTTCTACCGATATAATCAGGACGAGAACTTCACCTTAACTTCATCGAAAGCATAGCAGATTGATGAAGTTATGTCAATAGAAAAAGTGAAGTTGATGAAGTTATGGGTTTGCCTGTAAGGAGGAAAACGCACAATGACTTTTTCCGACAAAATCAAAAGAGCACGCGAGGTGGCCGGTTTAACGCAGCAGCAGCTTGCCGATCAGGTCGGCGTATCGAAACGGACGATTGCTGCTTATGAGTCCACCGACGCGAAGGCTCGGCCTTCGACTATGCGCAAGCTGGCAGAGGCGCTCGGGGTTTCTACAGACTATCTGGCCCGAGAGGAAATCACCGATCCCAAATACGGCCTCGAAAAGCAACCGTATGTCGAAGAGGTCCGAACAGCATGTGGTGATAGAGCAGCCCGAGAGATGAACGAGCTGCTTGAACGCAACATTGCGCTTTTTGCAGGCGGCGAACTGTCCGAAGAGGCCAAGGATGACTTCTTTCAGGCGGTGACAAAGGCGTACTTACTGTGCAAAGAAGAGGCCAGAAAAACTTATGGCCGTAAGAAAGTATAGTCCGTTAATAGGGACACATAATGGAGTAAAATACTTTCGGACGATCCATAAGGAGTGGAGCAAGTATGTCTATGGATGCAATAAGCCGCAGAGTGGAATGCCTGCGGCGAAAATACCATGAAACAGACCCCTTTAAGCTGTGCTCCGAGATGGGTATCATCGTTCTGCAAGAGCCTATGGGGGCCTATGATGGAGCTTGCAAAGGGTTCTTCCTTGTGCAGAGCAGAAAAAAGCTGATAACAGTGAATTCAGATTTGCCGGATCATCTACTCCGAATCATCGCGGCACACGAGCTTGGGCATGCCGTACAACACGGGGAGCAGCTTGGAGTTACTGCTTTCCATGACTTTGCCCTGTTCGACAGCACATCCCGCATGGAGTATGAGGCGAATATTTTCGCCGCCGACTTGCTGCTGCCAGACCAAGAGGTGCTGGAGCAGCTCAACGCCGATGTGTCGTTCTTCGGTGCAGCCTCTAAGCTGAAGGTACCACCGGAACTGCTCGATTTTAAGTTCCGGGTCCTCAAACGGAAGGGATACAAAGTTGTGGACCCGCCGATTCTCTCAAACGGTTGTTTCATGAAGGACATGGAAATGGGGGTGGCCAGCGATGGTGAATAACTGCGGTTATGCAGAACACCCACCCCTTGACCTGAAGGTGTATGTGGGCGTTACAGCCCGGTTCAACTCGGACGGAGTCATGATCCCGACCAGCGTCATTTGGGAGGATGGCCGCTCCTACGAGATCGATAAAGTGACGCACATTGGACAAGCTGCAGCCCGGAAGGCCGGAGGGCAGGGCGACCGCTACACCATTTGGATAAACGGAAAGCAGACCTACTTGTTTTTTGAGCGGAGCACAGCGCTTACAGGAAACAATATCGGTCGCTGGTTTGTGGAGAGAAAAGTGGTTTAGGTTTTAGAGGGAATCATATGACAAGGCTGGAGAGAGGAAAAAATGATTTAGCCACGGTAGCTCCCATAGTGTCTACAGAGTGGCACCCAGAAAAGAATGGAGCTTTAAAACCGTGTGATGTCACCGCCGGTTCACGGAAAGAGGTCTGGTGGCTTTGCTCCAAAGGACACGCCTATCGTATGATGATTAATCAGCGCGCCCAAAGAGGGTATGGTTGTCCATATTGTTCCGGCCATAGGGCGTTAAAAGGAGTTACCGATCTGGAAACAGTTAATCCGGGCTTGGCCAAAGAGTGGCATCCCGAAAAAAACGGTGCTCTTACTCCCTCCGATGTGACTGCTGGAAGTAGTAGAAAGGTGTGGTGGCTTTGTCCCAACGGCCATGCATATGAGCAACTTATCATCAAACGAACCGCACGAGGATATGGGTGTCCTTACTGTTCGGGGCATGGGGTATTAAAAGGGTTTAATGATCTGGAAACCGTTAACCCACGGCTGGCAAAAGAATGGCACCAAGAGAAAAACGGAGACCTGAACCCCTGTGATGTGACTGCGAATAGCGGGAAAAAGGTCTGGTGGCTATGCCCTGTGGGGCATGCGTATAGGGCTACCGTCCGTGACAGAAATTCCGATGATACTCAGTGTCCGATTTGCAATGCAAGAAATCAGAGCTCCTTCCCGGAGCAAGCCATCCTCTATTATGTGAAAAAGCTGTATCCCGATGCGGTGAATAAGTATAAAGAAATCTTCCCGCGCTCTATGGAGCTGGACATTTATATACCCTCCATCCGCTTGGGAATTGAGTTTGACGGTGCAAATTGGCACAACACGGAGACTCAGTTTCGACGCGAAAAAAAGAAATATGAGATTTGCCAGCAAAATAAGATTACCCTCATCCGAGTGAAAGAAACGACGGATACACACTGGGAGAATGTGGCTGATGCGGTCTACTACATACCAAAGGTACGCAAATATGACGACTTGGAATGCGCCATAAAGGCGATTTTAGACTCGATTGACCGCGAATCAAATTTATGGACACGGAAAATACCAAGCCGGTTCCATAGCTTGGTTGATGTTAATCTGGAGCGGGACCGCCCGGAAGTTCTCTGCTACTTAACAGCCATCGCCAATTCTTTAGCAGAGTTACGACCGGATGTGGCTGCTAAATGGGATCTTGAGAAGAACGGCAATCTTGCGCCCACTATGTTCACATTGAGTTCCAATCAAGTTGTATGGTGGAAATGCCCGGAGTGCGGCCATGAGTGGCAGAGCAGTATTAACAGCATGACAAGGCCCGGTAGACACGGATGCAAGAGATGCTCCAGCTCCAAACAAGGCACTACTTTTGTGAAACATATTGTTGAGCGGGTGGGCTCACTTGAGGAAACAATGCCGGAATTAGCAAAAGAGTGGCATCCTCAAAACAACGGGACTTTAACGCCAAGAGACATAACCGCAGGCCATAATCAGAAAGTCTGGTGGCTTTGCCCTAAATGTGGTTACGCATGGGAGGCCAGCCCTAATAATCGCAAGCGCGGATCGGGGTGCCCCTGCTGTAGTGGCCGTGTACCCCAAAGCGGAGTGAACGATTTAGCAACATTGCATCCGGAGTTAATGGTTGAGTGGAATTATGAAAAGAATTCTATATTGAACCCCCATTTATTGCTCTCGGGCAGTGGGAAGAAGGCTTGGTGGAAGTGTGCTCGATGCGGTCATGAGTGGGAGGCTACAATTGCGAGCAGGACAAAGGGACACGGATGCCCAAAATGTTTTAGACAAAGAAAGCGCGATAAGAAAAAGATGGAATGAAGGGAGATTAACTATTAAAAATCAACCCCAAAAATGAATGGTGGTGGTGAAAAAGAGATGGCTCAAGAAAGGTATAGCAAAGCTGAGATCTTGTCAGACCCCTGCTGGCTATTCAAGTAGCTGCGCTTAAGCCGCTGAGCAATATGGCTGCCTGGATTTCTCCATGGCAAATATCAAACGAATCAACTTTTTGGCAGCGTGAGAGATGGCAATATTGTAGTGTTTTCCCTCCGCCCGCTTCTTGGCGAGATAATCAGCAAAAGCCGAGTCCCAGTGGCAGACATACTTGGTTGCGTTGTAAAGTGCGTAGCGTAAGTATCGGGAGCCACGCTTTTCCAT